GTCCTATGCTTTGTATGGAACACCAAAACTATGGTGGGTTTTTGTTCAAAGAAATATGGATGTTATTAAAGATCCAATATATGATTTTGAACCCGGAACAGAAATTTATCTTCCAAAAAAAAGCAATCTAGAAAGATTTTTAGGAATATAATATGGCTTTAGGATTACGAGACATTGGTCAAGTATTTGGTGCAGCATTAACTAAACCAGACGGTACAGGAATCGATCCAACTGCAACAGCATCAAACCTTGGACTTGGTTTTGCAAAAACTTCATCAGACATAAAGTTAAGTTTATTGCAGGGAAAAACACCTGCAGGAACTGATGCCAGAGCAACTATTAGTGCAGGTAGCAAAGAAAATATTAAACCTAAACAACGAGGGTTTGCTAATCAGTTAGAACAATTTGCATCATATAATGTTTTATGGACGTTGGCATGTTTAAAACCCGAGGAAGCAAATAATCCTTACCTATACAGAAATTCTGCATTCGTTGAAAAACAAGTTGTATTTTCGTCTGGCGGAAGATATGATCAGGAAAGAGCAGCAACAGCCTACGGAGCCCCTGAATACTTTATTCAAAACTTTTCTATGGATACCTTAATGACAGGTACTCCTGCTACAGGCTCTTCAAATGCTATTAACTTTACCTTTGAAATTATAGAACCTTACAGCATGGGATTGTTTTTACAGAGTCTTCAGGTTGCGGCTCTGGCAGCAGGATATCCAAGTTATCTTGAAGAAGCAGTATATTGTTTAAAAATGGAATTTGTAGGATTTGATCAAGATATGAAATCCTATGCTTCTATAAAACCAAAATTCTTTTTAATGTTGTTAAAGAAAACAACTTTTAATGTTACAGAATCTGGAAGCACTTATAAATTTGAAGCCATTGTTTATAATCAAGAAGGATTTTCTGAAACCTACACAGCATTAAAAACTGATATAGCAATCACAGGAAGTACCGTAAAAGAATTATTAGCAGGCAGAGAAAGAAGTTTAACAACGGTTCTTAATGAGCACGAACAAAAATCTGTTCCTGAATTAAAAACGTACCCAGACAAGTACGAAATACATTTTCCAGAAAATTCATTTGATCCAATCCCTGGAGTTGGACCAGACGATGCAGACAACAGAGCAGTAATAAACACATCAAATGAACGAGTAATTTCAAAAAGTGCATCTTATGCTAATCCAGAGGACGATCCGGCATTTTTTATTTCAAACGCTATAGGCAATGCAAGTTTTAATTTCCAGGCAGACTCAGGAGGAAACTATGTTGCCCCAAAAGCAGAAGATGCATATGACGAAAGCACAGGAAAAGTTAATAGAGATAAAGTTTCAATAAATGCAAAAGAAAGAACATTTAACTATGCTCAAAAACAATCAATATTAGAAGTTATTACACAAGCCATTGAAGAATCCGATTATGCAGCTAAGGCATTAAAAGAATCTAATATTGATCCAACTGGTATGATTAATTGGTTTAGAATTGATGTTCAAACACAGCTTTTGAATTGGGATCCTAAATTTAAAAAATATTCAAAACGTATTATTTTTAGAGTAATGCCATACAAAATTCATAATTCGGTTTTTACAAATCCTAATGCAGTCCCTTTAGGATATGACCAGTTAGAAGAACAAATAGTTAAACAATACAATTACATCTATACAGGTACAAATAATGATTTATTAAGATTTGATATACAAATTAATAATTCTTTTTATACCGCAGTTGCATCAAATAGAATTGAAGATGCAGGCCGCCTTGCAAATAAAGATTTACAAACATCAGGCGATCCGCAACAAAACAAAGCAGAAGTTGAAAAAGGATCGGGAGGAGTAACAGCAGCTAAGAGTCCTACAGGAAGTAGGCCGGTTGCACAGGATGTAAATGCTATTAAACTACCGTTTGGCGGTTCTGGAAATTTAACTGATGAACAAGTAGTTGCTAATAATTTTCACAAAGCATTCCTTGAAAGTTCTCAAGCTGAAATGGTAAAAATTTCAGCAGAAATTATTGGAGATCCTTACTGGATGGTAGATAGCGGCATGGGCGGATATTTTGCAGGCCCAGGAGCCACAGATCAAATTACCGAAGACGGGACAGCAAACTATGAAGCAGGTGATACATTCATCTATATGAGATTTAGAACACCGATTGAACCAATGGAAGAAAAAGGAACTTATTTGTTTGTTGGAGAATCAGATAGTCCCTTTAGCGGCATTTATAAAGTTATTAAATGTCAAAATAATTTTTCTGAAGGATTGTTTAAACAAACACTAGAGTGTATTAGAATGCCTCTACAACCTAACGATCTTGATGACAAAGTTGATCCAGATAAACAAAGTACTCTTATGTACAATACAGATAAAGTTAAACCAGAATCGTCATCTCCTGTTGACACTGATGATGCCGGTGATGAGGGTGAACCGTCAGATCCACCTACATATTTTGCTTGAGGTAATAAATGGCAGAGTCAGTTAGAAAACCGCAGAATCAAAAATCTAGTCAAGGCATAGGCAACGGCCCTTATCTTGCTAAGGTGGTAAGCCATCTTGATCCTTCTTTTATGTCGGGATTAGAAGTTACACTACTTAGAGATTCTGCAAACGAAATTGGTGACGAAAGCCAAACATATCCTGTAAAATACTTAACACCATTTTATGGAAGTACTGCCTACGAATTTATGGGCAAAAACACCGGCAATGCAGATGCCTATCACGATACACAAAAATCCTACGGCATGTGGTTTACCCCACCGGATATTGGCGTAACCGTAATGGTTATATTTGTAGATGGCAATCCTTCTGAAGGATATTTTATTGGTTGTGTTCCTAGCCGTTTTGCCAATAACATGATTCCAGCAATCGGCGGTACTGATGTGGTAGATATTTCGTCTACAGATAAATCTAAGTATTCAACTAGTATGCCGTTACCAGTTGCAGAAGTCAATAGAAAAGCCAACGATCTAACTAAAAGTACTGCGGTAGACAAGATTAAAAAACCAGTGCATCCTATGGCAGATAGATTTTTAGAACAAGGGTTAATTGAAGATGATGCACGAGGAGTAACTACATCTACCGTAAGACGAAATGTACCAAATATGGTTTTTGGTATTTTAACTCCAGGTCCATTAGATCAAAGAGACGGTGCTAAAAAATCAAATATTGGTAGAAAAGATTCTGCAACAATATCTCCGGTTCCGGTAGGCCGACTAGGAGGAACACAATTAGTATTTGACGACGGCGATGACAGATATTACCGAAAAACTTCTGCAGGTGAAGGAGGAGTTGAATATCTCGAAGGAAATAAGGGAGATAAAAATATTCCTTATAACGAATACTTTAGGGTACGTACAAGAACAGGCCATCAGTTGTTGATGCACAATTCCGAAGATTTGATTTATATTGGTAATGCTAGAGGAACAGCCTGGGTTGAATTAACCAGCAATGGAAAAATAGATATCTATGCTCAAGATAGCATTAGTATTCACTCTGAACAAGATTTAAACATTCGTGCTGATAGAGATATTAATTTAGAAGCAGGAAGAAACTTTAATGTTAGAAGTGTATTAGGAGCAGTTCATATTGATGCAACTACTAATTTAGAATTAGTTGTTGGAGCTAACGGATATCTAACAACAGCAGGAAGTATTCATTTAAATGCAACCGGCGATGCAAACATTACAGCAGCAGGAAACAGCAATATAAAAAGTGCTCACCACTTTGAAACTGCAAGTGCTATTGACATGAACGGTCCAGCTGCAACACCTGCTACAAAAGCATTGCCGTTAACTTTAAATGACAATTTAGTAACAGACGGAACACTTGATTGGGCTAAAACAAAATATATTAAACCTGATCCTGTTAAAAGTATTATGAAACGTATACCAATGCACGAACCGTGGCCTTTGCATGAAAATCAAGCGCCACAATTTGTTACTCCGGATAACACGGATAGGGATGCTTAATTATGGCAAAATTATATAATCAAAAAACGGTTGCAAGTAATATAGCATCTGTTGGAAATCAAAATATTACAGAATTTACCTATAAAGGTTTTTGTTCAGCAGAAACAAAAAAAGGATATAAACTCTATGACATCGATCTTGTTAAACAAGATCTAATTAATCATTTTTACATTCGTAAGGGCGAAAAGTTAGAAAACCCAGAATTTGGTACGGTCATTTGGGATTTATTATTTGAACAATTTACAGAAGAAGTAAAAAAATTAATTGCTAAAGACGTTGAAGAAATTATTAACTACGACCCTAGAATTGCTGTTAATTCAGTAATTGTCGATAGCACAGATCAAGGAATTCGAATAGAAGCAGAGTTAGTATATCTGCCTTTTAATGTTAGCGAGCGTATGACTTTTGACTTTGACAAGTTAAATTACTCAGTTAACTGACCAGTTTATTTTCCGCGATAAATATTGAATAGGACTATAAAATGACAGCTACATCAAGACAAAATAACTTAATTCTCAACGAAGACTGGACTAGAATTTATCAGACATTTAAAAATGCTGACTTCAAATCCTACGACTTTGAAAATCTTCGCAGGGTCATTATTGAATATATTCGCGAAAATTATCCTGAAGATTTTAATGATTATATTGAATCAAGCGAATACTTAGCTTTAATTGACGCCATTGCATTTTTAGGACAGAGTTTAAGTTTCCGTATTGACTTAGCTAGTCGTGAAAATTTTATTGAACTAGCAGAGCGTAAAGAAAGTGTTTTAAAACTTGCTAGGATGTTGAGTTATACTCCTAAAAGAAATATTCCGTCAAAGGGATTGTTAAAATTTGACACCATATCAACAACTGAAGATATTGTTGATAGTAACGGAAAAAATTTATCTAAACAAATTATCATCTGGAACGATCCTACTAATTCAAATTGGAGCGAGCAATTCCTATTGGTCCTTAATGCAGCTATGGCAGACAATACAGAGTTTGGCCGAAGCCAAGGATCTGGTACTATTGACGGTATTAGAACAGAACAATATAGATTAAGAACATCTAACAGAGATATTCCATTATACACATTTAGTAAAAATGTTGCAGGAAGAAGAATGTCTTTCGAGCTTGTTAGCACAACCTTTAAAGGCAAAGAAGAAATTTATGAAGAAGCACCTACGCCTGCTAATCAACTAGGATTTATATATAAAAATGACAATAAAGGACCAGCAAGTTTAAACAATGGTTTCTTCTTAATGTTTAAACAAGGTAGTTTAGAATTAGCAGATTTCTCAATCGCAGTTCCTACGACAAATGAAAAAGTTTCTATTGACGCCGAAGGAATTAATAACAACGATATTTGGTTATATTCTTTAAACTCTGTTGGAGCACAAACAACAGAATGGTTGCAAGTTCCAAATTTAATTGGAAACAATATTGCTTATAATAGTTTGGTCAATCAGGTCAAGAACATTTATTCTGTTGTAACTAAAGACAAAGACAAAGTTGATTTATTATTCTCAGACGGAGTATACGGAAACTTACCTCAAGGTAATTTTAGAATTTATTATCGTGTTTCAAATGGTTTGAGTTACTCTATAACTCCTAGCGACATGCGAGGAATCAGCATATCTATACCTTATGTTAATAAATTAGGATCAGCTCATACATTAACAATTAGTATGAGTTTAAAATATACCGTATCGTCCTCAACTCCAAGTGAAAGTATTGATAGTATTCGTGCAAATGCACCAGCATCTTATTATACACAAAACAGAATGATCACAGGCGAAGATTATAATCTTGCGCCTTTAACCAGCAGTCAAGATATTCTTAAAGTTAAAGCAATTAATAGAACATCGAGCGGTATTAGCAGAAATTTTGATATTATTGATGCCAGCGGAAAATATTCAAGTATTGATGTATTCGCTGACGACGGTTTAATTTATAAAAACGAAGTTGAGACAACATTAGGGTTTAAATTTACAAATAAGATTGAAATTTATAACTTTATTAGAAATACTATTGAGCCATTAATTGACAGCACTGATGTTTTTAATTTTTATATAACAAAATATACAAAAATTTTGTTTACGGATCCAACATCGGTTTGGAATTCAGTAACCACATCAACTAATAGTTCAACAGGATATTTTATTAGTGGAGTTGACTCGTCATTATTAAAAACAGGTGTTTATACAAATAATACTTTGAAATATCTTTTACCTGATTCAATAGTTAAATTTGTTCCGCCCGCCGGCAAAGCATTTAAAAACGGAAAACTTGTTACTCAAGATTTAACAGATCCTTTACAAAAATCATATATTTGGTCTAAGGTTGTTAGAGTTGTTGGTGACGGTACAAATGCGGGCCGTGGAGTATTAAGTACAGGCCTAGGCCCAATTACATTTAGTGATAATATTCCTTCGGGTTCGGTAGCTTTTCAAATAGTACCAAAGTGGGTTTCAAATTTACCTAATGCATTTGAAACTGAAATGGCAAACCTTGCATTTTCAAATTTAAACTTTGGTTTGCGATACGATATTGAATCTGCCGCCTGGAAAATTATTACAGCCGCAAATCTAGATTTAATCAATAGTTTTAGTCTTGGTAAAGCAGGCGACACATCAAACTCTGGAATTGATTCTTCATGGATCATAGCGTTTGTTAAAGAACCAGACAAGTATGTTGTCCACGTTAGAAGCATGGAATATATTTTTGCTAGTATTAGAAAAAATCGTTTCTATTTTGATTCAAATCAAAAAATCTACGATAGCAAAACAAACAAGGTTGTTAAAGATCAAATCAAGGTATTAGGAATTAATACCGACAACGGTCTTTTAGATTATCTAAAACAAGATCTTGTTTTTGAAATTAGTGATAGTATTCGTTTTGAAGATGGATATCAAAGCACCGATGCAATTAAAATTGCGTTTGCTGATTCTGACGACGACGGAGTTATTGATGACCCAGACGAGTTTATTAGAATTGTTGGAGAAGATTCAGCAAATAAATTTTTGTTTTTCCAAGAAACGGTCGACGACACCGGAGCAAAAATATTTCAATATTTCGATAATACAAACAATGACATTGTATTAGCGGCTAAAGAAATTGACGTCAAGGTTACAGATTATACCGATGGCCAACTTGTATATTTTTATGACATTGCTGAAGATGTTGTAAAAATGGTTGATAGAACAACAAATACATTTGTTCTTCAAAGTAATTTTAGAGCAAACATTGGTAGGGCTGGAATTAAATTCCAATATCTGCACCATGCAAATGTTGACCGCCGTATCGATCCAAGCGTAAGTAATATTATTGATGTGTATCTATTAACACGTTCTTATGACACAGATTTTAGAAATTACTTGCAAGGTGTGTTAACAAAAATGCCCGAACCGCCAACAACAGAAAGTTTAAGAATTGCATTTGGCGGAAACTTGAGTGCAATTAAATCTATAAGCGATGATATTGTATATCATCCAGTTTCATATAAAGTGTTATTCGGAAAAACCGCAGATGAAAAATTACAAGCAATATTTAAAATTGTTAAAAACTCATCAAAGACAATCAACGATAACGATTTAAAGGTTAGAATTATTGCAGCGATCAATGAATTTTTTGATTCGGCAAATTGGGACTTTGGAGATAAATTTTATCTTTCAGAATTAATAACCTATGTGATTAATTCAACAGCGCCTGACATTACTAACATGGTTATTGTACCAAGACAACAATCTCAGGTGTTTGGTAGTCTGTTTGAAATTCAAAGTAGAGCAGATGAAATTTTTGTAAGCGGTGCTACCGTAGATGATATAGAAATAGTAACATCTATTAATGCAGCAGAAATTGGTGCAATTTCTGGAACAATTATTACTTCAACGAGTACTTAAGAATGGCAAAGTTTTTTCCAAAAAGTCAATTACCTATTAGAAAGTCATCTGATTTATTACCAAAGGTATTTCAAACAGATGCTAATGATAAATTTTTATCCGGCGTTTTAGATCCGTTACTGCAACCTGGTACACTAGAGAAGAACGTAGGATATGTTGGGCGTAGATACGGTAAAACATACAACGGCTCAGACATTTATTTAGATACCGACGCTACTCTTAGAAGTAGATATCAGTTGGAGCCTGGCGTTGTTCTTAAAAAAGATGGTAAGACACAAAATTTTTATGACTTCATTGACTTTAAAAATATTTTAAAATATTTTGGAAATAATGAAGATAGAGATGATCTAATTGATCAACACCAGCACTATAGTTGGAACCCTCCTGTTGACTGGGATAAGTTTATTAATTATAGAGAATATTTTTGGATGCCAAGCGGTCCTCCACCAATTAGAATTTTAGGCCAAAGTTCTTCTGTAATAAGCACATATAGAGTTAAGCTCGGAGAAGCGTCTTCTTTTATTTTTTCTCCAGACGGCTATACAAACAATCCTAGAATAACATTATATAGAGGACAAAAATACAAATTTATTGTAAATGTTCCGGGTAACGGATTTGTTATTAGAACATCATATGATACTGGTTCATTGACATTTAATCCTGATTTATTCTATCCTCAAGGATCTATTGTTGTATTCAATGGTTCTGTATGGAAAGCAAAAGTTCCAGTATCTCCGGCCGACGGTAGCACAATAACAACAGAATCTCAAGACTGGGAATTTGTTGAAATTGTAAATGCAAATTCAGCAGCACTTGACTACACTAAAGGAATTACAAATTTTGGCATTGAGAATGGAACACTAACATTTGATGTGCCTTACGATGCGCCGGATATTCTTTATTATCAAAGTATTACTGATCCAAATAAATTTGGTCAGTTTATTATTTCCGACATTGAAGAAAATTCAAAAATTAATATTAACGATGATATTATTGGAAAGACAACATATACAAGTAGCAACGGAATTGAACTAAGCAATGGTATGATTGTTAATTTTGGCGGTGTTGTTACCCCAGAGAAATATTCAAAAGGAAATTGGTTAGTTGAAGGTGTTGGTAAAGCAATCTCATTGACCAACTTTGATGATTTAGTTGTTCCTGTATTAACATCAGATGTTCCAGAAGTATTATTTGATAATGAAGGTTTTGACACAGCACCTTTTGATGATGCAAGCTCGTATCCGGGAACAAAAGATTATATCACAATAGCTAAAAGTAGTAAAGATTTAAATCCTTGGTCACGATATAATCGTTGGTTTCATAGAAGTGTATTGGAACTTTCTTTTAAATTATCAGGAGAAGATTTTTACCACGACGAAGCAGCTAGAGCAAAACGTCCTATTATAGAATTTTTACCAAATTTAAAATTATACGAACACGGAGTATTTGCTAAGGAAACCGTAGATTACATTGACACATTTACGTCAGACGTATTTTCTAAAATTGAAGGAAGTACTGGTTATAGTATTGACGGTGAGCCGTTGTTTAACGGAGCAAGAATTCTTGTAACGGCCGACACTGATAGTTTAGCTAATAATAAAATTTATCAAGTTAAATTCTTCACTCAAAACGGTCAAAATCAAATCACCTTAATAAAAGTTGATGATACTGAATCCATCATTGGAGAAACCTTATTAGTTCGCCGTGGAAAGAAAAATAAAGGAACAATGTTCTACTATGATGGAACCGCTTGGTTAAGTAGCCAAGAAAAAACTAAAGTTAATCAAGCACCTTTATTTGATGCATTTGATGAAAATGGTGTAAGTTTTTCTGATAAAGATACGTATCCAGTTTCAACATTCCGCGGTACTAAAATTTTAGCATACAAAGAAAGCACAGGAGTTGTTGACCTAGAACTTGGATTTCCAATTAGCTATCTTAATATCAGCAACGTTGGAGATATAAGTTTTGAATTTGTATGGGATATAGAATCCTTTACCTATGAAGTTTTAAGAAAATCATATTCAAAAAATATTAATACTGGTTTCTGTAAATTTAACCTAACAGACGAATATGTTAATCATTGGATTGAAACTGAACAAAAATATCTACAACCAATCATTGATTCGCAGGTAATTACCACAGCAACTGACACGGTTTATTTTAATACCGTTGATTGGTTTAAAGTAACTGATCAAGACGAAATTTATTTTTATAAGAACGGAGAGCGTTATACAGAATCATATACAAGACAAGGTGGAAATTTTATTTTTGCTACACCGTTTGCTGTAAAAGATGTTCTTGTAATAAAAATATTTTGTAATTTAATTCCAGAAGAAGGATATTATGAAATTCCTGTAGGTTTGGAAAAAAATCCGTTAAACAACGAACTAACAGATTTTACGTTTGGACAAGCAGTTGATCATATTTCGTCTGGATTAGAATTTTACAATGGATTCTCTGGACTTGTTGTAGGAAATAATTCTTTAAGAGACATTCATGGATTCCAGGCATATACTAAGAGATTTTTAAAACATGAAAGTGTGGCACCTGTTGCATTAACATTGCTAGTTGATAAGCAGGTTAATTTAATTAAAGCTCTCCGATATGCTAAAAAGTCTTATACTGATTTTAAACATAATTTTATTAAAATTTCTGGAGAATTAGATTTTGATGGAGATATTCCAAAGCTAGTTGACAATATTATTAATGAATTAACAAGAGGTAAAAATCCTTCAAGCCCGTTTGTAAATTCTGATATGATCGGTAGCGGAGCATATACAAATTTAATTTACGAAGTTGAAGATCCAGATATTAACACATTTGTTATTTCAGATAAATTTGATTTAAAAACTTTAAGTAATCGAGCTGTCTACCTATACATTAATAATCAACAATTAATTAATGGATTTGATTACGAATTTAATAGTGACTTTTCTTTTGTTAATATTTTAAAAACACTTAATGTTGGAGACATACTTGAAATTAGAGAATATGTTTCTTCAGGATTTAATCATATCCCTCAAACACCGACAAAGATTGGATTGTTTAAAAAGTTTGTACCTGAAAAATTCTTAGATGACACCTTTGTTGAACCAAAATATATGATTCAAGGACACGACGGTAGCCTTACAACAGCATTTAATGACTATCGAGACGATGCGCTTCTTGAATTAGAATTAAGAATTTTTAATAACATCAAAAAAGAATATGATGAAAATATATTTGATATTGATGCAACCGCTGGCGGATATTATAAGACTGGAATATTTGAATACAATCAAATTATACAAATAAACACACAAGAATTTTTAAAATGGATTGCAGATACAAATATCGATTATGTAAGTAATAGCTATTTTGACAGCGAAAATTCTTTCACTTATACATATTCTAATATGTCTGACCCAGCCGGATTAGAAAATTTACCAGGTTGGTGGAGAGGAGTCTACAAGTATTTTTACGATACAGATCGTCCACATCGCTGCCCATGGGAAATGTTAGGATTTTCTATTAAACCGACATGGTGGGAAAGTGAATACGGACCTGCACCATACACTAGAAACAATTTACTTTTATGGGAAGACCTGGCTGCCGGCCTAATTAGACAAGGTCCAAGAGCAGGTGTTCATAAACGATATGTAAGATCTACTTTGTTAACACACATTCCTGTAGATGGAGATGGTAAACTATTAAGCCCTCTAGATTCAAATCTAGCACAAAATTTTTCTTTGATTAATAATCAAGGGGATTTTAACTTTGGCGATATTTCCCCTGCAGAACATGCATGGTATAGCAGTAGTGAATATCCATTTGCAACAATTATTGGAATGGCATTGTTAAGACCTTTTGAATTTGTAGGCAAAAATTTTGACAATTCAAAAATTGTAAGAAACAAATTAAATCAATTAGTACATACCGATACAGGTATCTTTGTTAAAGTTGAAGATTTAGTTGGATCAAGTTCTGGCGGATATTTAACCAGCGGATTAGTTTCTTATATTGTAGATTATTTAAAGAGCCATAATATTAATGAAAATGTGTTGCAGGAAAAATTAGATGAAATCGATGTTTACCTAACACATAGATTATCTGGATTTGTTGATCAAACACAACAACGATTTATTTTAGATTCAAAAAATCCTAATTCTACTTCGGCAAATATTTTTGTTCCGGTAGAAAATCAGGAAATTTATTATAATGTTAGTGCTCCAATTGCAAGTATAATTTATAGCGCGGTCATTGTTGAAAAAATGACCAACGGTTGGAAAATTAGCGGCTATGACTTTTTAGATCCGCATTTTACATATTTTGCTCCGGTGATTAGTCAAATAGATCCTCTTATTTCAGTTGGCGGAGTTTCTGAAAATTTTGTTAATTGGACAGAAGATAAATTTTATGGAAATGGTGTAGTAGCAAGATATAATAATGAATATTATAGAAGTGTTAAAAGCCATCAAAGCGGATCCACATTTGATTTAACCCTGTGGAAAAAACTTCCAGACCTTCCTAAGAAAGACGACGTTCAAGCATTTAAGAGAAGAACATTTAACACCATAAGAGAACAAAAAATAAGTTATGGAACTACCATCGGCACAATCCAAGGAGTAGTTGATTTCTTATTAGGTTATGAACAATATCTAATTTCTAAAGGATTTAAATTTGATAGATACGATACAGACAGCAAGGTAACTCAAGATTGGTTCACTAGTGCTAAAGAATTTATGTACTGGACACAGCATAATTGGGCTCCTGGATCTTTATTAACTTTAAGTCCTGCTGCTGAAAAAATGGATGTATCTTATCCAATTGGTGTTCCTGATAATCTATTAGATAGCTTTTATGAATATCAAGTGTTTAGAGGTGACGGTCAGCCATTGACTCCTAATTTCTTAAACATAAAAAGAGATTTTCAAAATATAACTATTGAAACTACAAACACAGCAGAAGGAATTTATTTCTTTAAAGCTCACTTAGTGTTAAAAGAACACGTTGCTATTTTCGATGACCGAACCGTTTTCAATGATGTTATCTATGATAAAACAACAGGCTATCGTCAAGAAAGAGTTAAGGCAAGAGGTTTTAGAACCGTTGACTGGGACGGTGATTATACAAGTCCCGGATTCTTATTTGATAATGTTAATATTATAGCATGGCAACCTTATACTGATTACAGATTGGGTGATATAGTTAATTACAAAAGTTATAACTGGGTAACAAAATCTAATCACACATCTACCGATCAATTTGTAAATGCATTCTGGACTAAACTTGATTCAACACCGAACAAGAGATTAGTTCCAAACTTTGATTATAGAATTAATCAATTTGAAGATTATTATAATCTTGATGCAGATGGTCTTGGGTCAAGCCAACGAGATCTTGGTCGACACGCCATCGGTTATCAAACTAGAGAATACTTACAAAATCTTGCAGAAGATGACGTAACACAATTTCAGTTATATCAAGGTTTTATTAGAGAAAAAGGTACATTAAATGCCGCTGTTAAAATATTTGATAAACTAAGCAAAACAACAGAAGATAGTATTGTTTTAAACGAAGAATGGGCGTTTAATGTTGGTACCTTAGGCGGAGTAGACGAGTTAAATGAAGTTGAATTTGCATTTAATAAAGACTCCTTACAAGTAAATCCTCAGCCAATGATATTTGTGTCATCGGCTTATACAGGAGTAATACTTGATCAATATCTAAGAATCCCTGCATCGGACTTTACAAATGCTCCGTCGCCTTTTACAACTTCGATTATTCCTAAAACAGATTTTGATCAATTTCAGTCTGCGGGTTACGTAAAACTTGACCAAGTTGATTTTGTTATTAAGAATAGATCAGATTTAGAAACATTAGATATTACACAAGTAAAAGACGGCGACCATTTTTGGATTACATTCGATAATTCAGCATGGACGGTTTTAAGATTTACTAGAAAGCCATTATTAACTTTAATTTCAGCAATTAAAACAGGTACAACAATTGAAATTACATTTAATCGTAGACACGCTTTTATTGTTGACGATTACATTGGCATTAACGATGTTCCTAACCTAACCGGCTTTTATAAAATTAATGAAGTAACTCTTACTTCTGTTATCATTGCCTGCGCATCTGATGCTAAAGATCCATTAGTTGATACAAGTACATTAATTCGTGTTTACGGATTAGACAATGTTAGATTTTCTTCTGGATCGGATATAGATCAAGAATATGTTGCATTATTGCCTAACAATTCAAAATTGTGGTTTGATTCTAATGATAACGGACTATGGGAAGTTGTACAAAAAAATAAAGTCTTTAGCTATAAATCCTTAACTGATTATGGAACTACCGTGCCCGAAGGAACAGGACATGCAGTTTGTTATGTTGAAAGATTACAACAAACTATTACAAGCATGCCTTCAAATTCAATGGTTCTTGTTTATGTTGAGGGACCTACAGGTTTAAAAATTAAACAGACATTTGCCCCTGAGCCTGAACTATATTTGTTGCTTTCTAATTCTTTTGGAGAAGAACTTGCAGTAAGTCCTGACGGACATTTCTTAGCAGTTGGATGTCCTAGAGCATCGGGCGTGCCTTCAGCATATATTGGTGTTTTTGATCCTACAGCAAATTATGAAATAGGTGATGTTGTTGAATATGCTGGAAAATTGTGGAAGGCTACAACAGCAGTAGTAGGAGACGGCAGTACAATTGATATTCAAAGTAATGATTGGGAGCCTACATCTTTATTAACTTATGATCCAAATTTTGGCCGTGGCGAAGGATTTAGAAATCAAGGAGCTGTTTCGATTTATGTTTGGAATAATCAAAACTGGTCATTAACAACTACACTAGTAAGTCCAAGACCTGCGTTTGATGAAAATTTTGGATCTAATATTTCTATTTCAAAATCTGGTTCAGATTATTGGATGGCTGTTTCAGCTCCTGGTTCGTTAGATAGCAGGGGTAGAATTTATCTTTACAGGTATAATAGTGAAACTTTGGCCTGGGAACAACACGAAAATAACAATTATATTGGAGTATATGTTTCAGATCCTGCTAGACAATATCCAAAAGGATCAATTGTATGGTGGAATAATTCCTACTGGAAAGCGGTTGAGGATACCAACGGTGACGGTAGTACCATTAGTATCAGTTCACCCGACTGGATAAAAATTGATGACATATCTAGTCAATCATCTTTACCAACAAACGTTTCTATTGAAGATGACGGATCAACAATTTCGTCTGGATTATTAAGTGAAAGTGATCTAGCAGAACTTACAAAACAAGGTGATATGTTTGGTTCTGCAATGGCAATGAATAAAGATGGATCTATATTAGTTGTCGGTGTTGCTGATAGTGATGGTATTTACTTTGCAAATTATAAAGGAATCTGGTCAGCCACCCAAGAATATATTGCAGGAGATGTTGTAAAATATCAAGGTTACTATCATAGACTAACAAATGTTCGTCCTGAAGATCCTGTAGATTCAGCAACCTATAGAAGTTTTGGAGAATACCCAGACGATGGATTGCCATGGACTAACGTGGGCGACAGCACTATTCCGTATTCAACAGGTAAAGTTTATATCTACCAAAGAGATAGTAATAGTGTTTACAAACTAAAACAAACAATAACTGCTGGATCAATTGGATTATTTGATGATACTGGCAATAACGAATCTATCACCGTTGGTGATAAATTTGGATTCTCTGTTGATGTTGATGCAACAGGTCAACACATTGTTATTAGTGCTCCTCAGGCAGATATTAATTTACAAAATCAAGGTGCAGTATATTATTTCTCTGCAACTAGTTTAACAAATCCAGAATGGAGATTAAAACAAAAATTAGAAAGTTTTGAAGAATATAATAATTTGTTGTTTGGTTCTGATGTATCTATTAGTTCTGGAACAGAAAGAATAGTTGTTGGCGCAAAAAATGCTCCATACAAATCTTATGCATATTTTGAAACAGGAACTACATTTGATAAAAATTCAACAATATTTTCAACATTTAACGGTTATTCGGGACAGGTATATTCTTTTGAAAGAGTTAGTGGAAAATATTTCTTAACAGAAAAATTAGAAGCAGACGTAACCAATAATGAATCTTTTGGTTATGCCATTGATGCAACATCCGATGTTATTGTAGTTGGTTCTCCTAACTACAATAACGGTGACGGTTTAGTTAGAACATTTAGAAAAGATACTTCTGTTAAATCTTTAAAAACATTAGCTGTTCAAGAACAATTAATTGATATTTCTAAAATTAAAAATATTTCTTTAATTGATGCAGATAAAAATGTTAAGATAAGCGACATTGATTTTATTGATCCAATTAAATTAAAAATATTAGGACTTGCAGAACAGGAACTTAATTTTAAAACACCGTACGATCCAGCAATTTATACCAACGGAACAGAAGAAACCGTAGTAGATCCTGACGCAGCTTGGTTTACAAAGAACGTTGGAAAACTATGGTGGAATTTAAACACAGCTAAGTGGTTGTACTATGAGCAAGGCGATATTGCTTATAGAAACGGTAATTGGGGACAATTAGCTAAAGGATCTACTATTGATGTTTATGAATGGGTTGAAACTACTCTATTACCTAGCGAATGGAGTGCCCTTGCTGACACCACTGCAGGATTAACTGAAGGAATCTCTGGACAGCCATTATATCCTAATGATGATGTATATTCTGTAAAACAATTTTATAATGAAATTACACAACAGGTAACAGAAATAAAATATTATTATTGGGTTAAGGGCAGCACCGTTGTCCCACAAAAAGTTAATAGAAAATTGTCAGCAGGAGAAGTTGCAGCGTTGATTGAGACGCCAATTTCAAGCGGATATCCAATATTAGCATTGTTAGATAGTGATAAAATTTTAGCATACAATTTTAATAAATTTGTAACTTCTGGAAGAGCATTATTAAACATTGAATTCTACACAAATGAATCTTCAGTTAATCCTGTGCATAGAGAATATGTATTATTAGCTGAAGGCGTTGCAGACAACCTTCCTCCAGAAACTTTAGAGACTAAATGGATCGATAGTTTAGTTGGATTTGATCAAGCAGGTAATACCGTGCCTGATCCTAAACTTTCTACTAAAGAAAAATACGGATTATCATTCAGACCTCGTCAGAGTATGTTTGTAAATCGTTCTGAAATTTTAAAAATTGTTATTACTAATATTAATTCATTATTACTAACAAATCCATATTCTGAAATTTTAAATTTTGATAATTTAAATTCAACAGATTTAGAACCAGATGAAAAATTAAACGAATATGATGTAGCAGTAGATACAATAACTGACTTAGAACAAATTGGTGCAATTCGTGTTCGCCAAGCAGTATTACAAGCAAATATTGTTAACGGCGAAGTTGATACAATTGATATTGTAGATTCTGGATTTGGTTATAAAAATGCTCCGTACATTGAAATACAAGGTGACGGAACAGGAGCCAGGGCTTATATTACAATTGATAATCAAGGTAGAGTAAGTAGTGTTAAAATTCAAACAACCGGAAGAAAATATACAACCGCCACCGTTAAAATTCGAGAGTATTCAGTATTAGTTAGAACTGATGAAACAATTAATAATTTCTGGAGTATCTATTCTTGGGATCAACAAAGAAGAATTTTCTATAAGAGTAAGTCTCAAGGTTATGATGTAAGAAACTATTGGTCATATATCGATTGGTGGAAACCAGGATACTCAACCTCAACTAGAATATTATATGAAGTTCCAAGTTTGTATTTAGAACCAACAATATATACTGAGCCAGGAGATTTAATTAGAGTTAAAGAATATGCTAACGGCGGATGGGCAGTACTTGAAAGAACAGCAGACGGCTCTGGTGAAATTTTAGGAAAATATCTGTTAGTTGCTAGACAAAACGGAACAATTGAATTTAAAGATTCTCTTTATAATACTAAAACAACCGCTATTGGTTTTGATAATGTTGGATATTATGATACAGCATTATATGACTTAGAACCTTCAAGAGAATTAAGGATTATTTTAAATTCTATTAAAACTGATTTATTTGTTGGAGATCTTAAAGTTGAGTGGAATAAATTATTCTTCACTTGTGTAAGATATGCTTTCTCAGAAAATCAGCCAATTTTCTGGGCATTTAAAACAAGTTTTATTAATGCATTACATAATGTTGGATCGTTAGAACATAAAGTTTCTTACAAGAACGATAACCTTCCTGCGTATCAAAAATATCTTGAAGAAATTAAACCATACAAAACTTCTATTAGAGAATATACAAGTCGTTATGTAAATCAAGAATCAACAAATACAGATATTTTAGATTTTGATTTACCTCCCGTATATTCCACACGCGATAATAAAATTGTTCCAGTGAATAATGGATACAATTTATTTGATCAGTATCCATGGAAGTGGTGGTATGACAACAAAGGATTCTCAGTAGTATCTATTGAAGTTTCATATGCAGGTGCAGATTATACATCTGTTCCTACCGTTCTTATTGAGGGCAACGGAACAGGAGCAAAAGCTAAAGCATATATTTCAAATGGTAAAGTTTCTGGTATCACAATGGTTGATATTGGAGAAGGGTATACTGAAACACCAACAATTACGTTAGTTGGTGGCAACGGTTCGTCTTTATTAAAAGCAAAAGCAATTGCAATTTTAGGTCAAACAAAAGCAAGAACATTTAATCTTGGAATTAAGTTTGACAGAATTTCTAAAGAAGGCATTTATAACGCATTTACGCATTCTCAAACATTTACTGCATCAGGACGTACTGCGGTTTTTGATTTAGCATTTGCGCCAACAAGAGATAAATCGAAAATTACTATTGTTAAAAACAAACAATTAATATTGAATAATGAATATAGTTTATCATTGTTCAAAACATCTACCGATGATTATAAGATCCTAAAAGGTAGATTGATTTTTGTTGACCCGCCAGCTAAAGATGATGTTATTACAATAACATATGAAAAGAATGATGAATTGTTAGATGCTGTTAACAGAATTAACAAGTATTATTCACCAACTAGCGGAATGATTGGAAATGAAGTTGGACAATTAATGACCGGTATTGATTTTGGCGGAGTTCAAGTTCAAGGAACAACATTTGATGTAACTGGCGGATGGGACGCTCTTCCGTGGTTTACTGATAGCTGGGACAGCGTTGACTCTAACGACGATTATTATGTAATTGTTGACGGTAGTACCTCTGGGATTGAACTACCAGAAGCTCCTGTAGAAAATCAAATAATTACAATTTATCTACAAAGAGCAGGAACATCTAAACCGATTAGAATTGACGATCCACACTTTGATCATGCCGGCGACTCGGCATTAGTAACAAATTCTAATGCTCTTATGCCAACGTTTGTTGGAGATGGTTCTACAAAAATTGTTTCTATTGAAAATTATTTCCAAACATATGCAGGCGATGTATTAATTTTCCGTCCTGCAGAAAGCGACGGATCTGTTAATATTACAGATACAAACCTTCTCGATTCTAAGATTAGTGGCGGAACATTAGCATCAATGAGCGGTGCATATTCAACTGCTACAGGAATGACAGCAGAAGAAATTGTAATTAGCGGTGGCGCATTTAATACGCCAGATCATACACCTGCTCCTGAAGAAAATGTACCGGGACAAATACTTGATAGTGTTTCTATTAAGGTGTTCCAAACTACAATCAGTGGTGCTGCAACTATTCAAAATAAAGTTGTTATTTCAGATGGAATTACTTCTCGATATGCCATTGATTTAACTATAATAGAAGAAGCATCAATATTGGTCTATGTAGATAAAATTTCCTATGTTTCATTTGGAGATAGCACAACCAGTTATAGCATAGATTTTACAACCAACGAAATTGTGTTTAATACTCCACCTGCGCTAGGCTCTACAATTGAGATCATTGCAATTGGTCGTGGGGGTATTGCATTATTAGATTTCCAAGAGTTTGTTGCAGATGGCAATACAAGATTGTTCTTAACAAAAGCAGATTATTCTTTAACACAAAATATTTTAGTAACCGTTGACGGTCATCAAGTCGACACAGGATTTACTAATAGTACTATTGTTGCTGAAGATACAGGAACAACTATTGAACCTGGAAAAACAATGGTAGAATTTGGATTAACACCAGATGCAAATTCAATTATTAAAATCATTTGTTTGGGTTCAACATCAAATGTTGATAGTTCTGGATTGTCTGTAATTCGTGTTAATAAACAAATTTTAACATATGAGGGATCAACACGATCTTTTATGCTAGACAAATTTGTAGATCCATCTAGAAGTTCAGCAATTGCGTCTATGGTTGTTTTGTTAAACAATAAAAAATTAAAAGGCCCAGATACTTATTATAGAATATACGACGGATCAAATAACGAAGTTGAAGTAGGTGTAGATCCAACATCTGTGGTAACATCAGTTGATGTTAGAGTTTATATTAATAATATATTACAGCCATTTGTTACGGCATATATCTATGACGGCACTACCGGAACCGTGGTTGTTAATACAGAATATCTAGAATTGCAAGATGTTATTAGAATAGAAATTATTAATAATGCAGAATATTCTGTTACAGATAACATTTTACAAATTTCTGATTTAGTAACCTTAGTAGACGAAGATCAAATAGAAGTAACTTGGTTTAGCGAATATCCAACGTTTGACATTGTTTCTGACGTTCATTCAGGAGGAAAAGTTCAATATCAATTGAATAGAGCCCCATTAGATTCTCATTATGTATGGGTTTATAAGAATGGCGAGAGACTAGTTCAAGGAAAAGAATTTGTTGTTTCAACACCAAGGAATGTTGTATATCTGAATATTCCTTCTTTGTTAACTGACAAAATTGAAATTATGGAATTTGGTAATAATGTTTATAAAACTCCAAGAGCTTTTGAAATGTATAAAGACATGTTTAACGTAACTCATTATAAGCGTTATGCTATTAATGATGTTCAGTTATCAAAAGAATTAAATTATTACGATACTACTATTGAAGTTAATGATGCTTCGGCTCTTGACGAACCTAATATGTCTAAAAATATTCCTGGAGTGGTAACAATCAACAAAGAACGCATCGAGTTCTTAACTAAATCCGGAAACGTGTTAGGACAATTAAGAAGAGGAACGTTAGGATCTTCAATCGGTCAAACTTATCCTGCAGGAACCCCAGTAATCAGTGCAGGTGTTGATGACATTATTCCTTATATTGATTCTCAAGAAAAAGAAGAGTTTGTTAGCGACGGAAGTACATTGTTGATTGGACCATTATCTTTTGTTCCAACAAAATCAACAAGATCTAGCTTTACCAGAAAAACAATTCCAGAAGATTTTGGAGCCTGCGATCAAGTAGAAATATTTGTTGCAGGCAAAAGATTAAGAAAAGATCAGTTATCTGTTTATAACGAATCTTTAGGATCAGTAAGTCCATCGGCAGATGAAATTTTAGAAGCAGAATTTTCTGTAGACGGAGCAACACCTTATATAAGATTAACTAAGCCAGCAACTGAAGGTACACGAATTTTAATAATTAGAAAAGTTGGTAGATTATGGTACGAGAGAGCTGAAACTACAGCAAGTAGAGGTATTACGCTGCTTGATAACAATACAGCTATTGCTCGTTTCATTGATCAAAAGCCAACGGAATTGCCATAATAAATAACATATGGAGATAAAAGAGTCTAAAATGCCACAAGATCAAAACACAAATAGCAAGGTAACCGAACAAAAACCCAACGAAACGGGCGGGTTTCACTTCGAAGGTCATATTAAAATATTTGATCCGCAGACCAAAGAGGTTTTTGTGGATAAGAGAAACGCCATTCACTATGAAAATATGTCAGTAGCAATGGTAAACAGCCTTTCAAATCAAGGGCTAGGAACAATATATCAAATGGCTTTTGGAACAGGAGGAACAATTGTTGATCCTACAGGGCTTATTTCGTATTTGACCCCAAATACCGTTGGTGTTAATTCTAGCTTGTATAATCAAACTTATCAGAAAATTGTTGACCAAAACGCTTCTGAAAACACCGACCCTGTTCGAAATAAAATGGAAATTCGACATGTAAGCGGAGCAACATATTCAGATATTGTTGTTAGTTGTTTACTTGATTACGGAGAGCCCGACGGTCAAGAAGCATTTGATAATAGTCAAGATATGAGCGGAAATTTTGTGTTTGACGAGCTTGGGCTAAAAAGTTATGATCCAAACGGTAACGGAAAACTATTAACTCATGTAATTTTCCACCCAGTGCAAAAATCATTGAATAGATTATTGCAAGTTGATTATACAATTCGAGTTCAAAGTTTAACTGGATATAATGAGGTTTAATCATGCCGTATAGCGTAAATTACACAGATAAAAATACAAAATCGCCAATTACGGTATATGACAATACTTCAAGTACCGATACAACATTAACATTTCCCGGACGAAATGTTACAGGCTACGGCCAGATTATTGCAGAAAATTTTCTCCACCTATTAGAAAATTTTGCTAGCCCCACCGAACCAGTTAATCCAGTTGAAGGGCAATTGTGGTATGAAAGTGAAACTGGTACACTGATGATCTTTGACAACACCAGTTGGAAAGCAGCAGGCAGTATTCAGAAAAGCCCAACACAACCATCTGTTAGTGCAGACAAGGTTGGAGAGATCTGGGTCGACACCGTTAAACAACAATTATATGTTTGGTCAGGTGAAACATGGGTGTTGGTTGGTCCTCAATTCAGTACAACTAGCGGTTTAAGAACTGGACCAATTGTTGACATTATTGACGACTCGGACAACACAGCTCGTAAAATTATTAAATTTTTAGTAGATGAAACGCCAATTGCTATTATTAGCGAAGATAGTTTTACTCCTAAAATTAGTATTCCTGGTTTTATCGATATTAAATCAGGAATTAATTTAACAACCGTTGCATCGGGCGACGGTAATTATGCTCCAAAATTGTACGGAACTGCTCAAGCAGCAGATGCATTGATTGTTAATGATGTAGAAGTTGTTGCTTCAAAGTTTTTAAGATCTGATATTACTAATACAACTGAATATGGAATTAACGTTAAAAGTAATAGCGGTATTACATTAGGAGTTGACAGCGGATTTAGAATTTCATCTTCTGCAACATCGGCAAAAATTTATAATGCCAATCCTGGAAGTAGTATTGATTTACAAGTTAATAGAAACGGTAGTCAATCAACAATTTTAAGAGTTATTGATAATAAGATTGGTATTAATATTGAAACTCCTCAGCGTGAACTTGACGTAGGTGGCGATATTGGTGTTAGCGGTGATGTTATTATCACAAGCACAGATCCAAGTACAAATTTTAATAACGGATCTTTGAGAACAGCAGGCGGAGCCGCAGTTACAAAAAATTTAATTGTTGGAACAGAATTAGAAGTTGGCGGAACAACTACTATTAAAAATCTTCTTCCAAAGACAACTGAAACATATAGTTTAGGTGCAGATCCTACAACCGGCGGAAAACGTTGGGATACGGTTTACGCTAAAACTATCAAAGCAGATTTCTTAAAGGGTGTGTTAGACGGTGACGTTGCAGGTAATGCTAGAACAGCCACTAATTTAAGAACGGTTACTAGTTTTCAAATTAAAGGCGACGTAACATCTCAGGTTATTAATTTTGACGGTTCTGTTGGCGGAAGTATTAAAGAGTTTACAACAACATTAACTTCAAACATTATTGAAGGAAAAGAATTTCCTTTTCCAAATGTATCAAAATCAGACGATTTGGTTTTAGTTTTTAGATCTGGTACAGGTCTAATAAAAGAATCAAGGGATGTATTTGTTGGTGACCTTGGAATTCCAATTGGCGGAATTTTACCGTACGCAGGCATCGATATTCCAGACGGATTTTTATTATGTGACGGATCAGAGGTTGAAAAATCAAAATATAGTAAACTATACGATGCTATTGGTAACACATATGGTTTGCCAACTAGGGGTGTAAACACTTTTGTATTGCCGGATCTACGTGGTAGATTCCCCCTAGGTCGAGATAATATGGATAATTATGGCACCGTTCCTGAAGAAAACGGCGGCTTCATTGACGCAGGTGGCGGCAACATTGATCGTGTTGCAGGTACAGAAGCAGATACATTAGGTGCCGGTGCAGGAGATGCTGAAAGCGTATTAGAAGTTAGAAATCTGCCTGAACATGAACATAATTTAAAACCGCCTGGAGTTGATAGACAATTTGCTGTTGTTAGAGTTGATTCGGCGGTCGTTCCGGGAACTTCTCCTGGTTCAGGACTAGGACCAACAGCAGCTGGTCAAGCTCAGTATCTTAATACATCCGGAGGTATCAAAACAAGTGCTACTTTAGCAACCCCGTTTAGTATTATGAATCCGTTCTTGACTATTAACTATATCATAAGATCTGGTCCACCAGCATTCTAATATTGGAAATAAGACATGTCATACACAATAAACAAAACTGATGGAAGTATTTTAGCAACGGTTGCCGACGGTCAAGTCGATCAACTATCTTCTGATATTACATTAATTGGAAAAAACTACAGCGGATTTGGCGAAGCATTAAACGAAAACTTTGTTAAGATGCTAGAAAATTTTGCTGATACAGGTGAACCAGAAAGACCTATCCGAGGACAAATATGGTTTGATGTAAGCGAATTAAAATTAAAAGTTTACAACGGGACTCAATTTCAACCAGTAAGTTCGGCAACAATATCAAACACACAACCTTCAACATTAGGTACAGGCGATTTATGGTTTAATGACACTGACAAACAATTATTTTTCTATGATGGAACAAATACAATATTGTTAGGACCGTCATACTCTCAAAGTCAAGGTCTTAGCGGACTTAAAGTAGCAAGTATACTTGATTCATTAAATCAAACTCGTGTTATAACATATCTATACACCAACGGTGTGTTGTTAGGAATATTTTCAAAAGATAGTTTTACTCCTAAAATTGCTATTCCGGGGTTTTCCGGAGACATTGGTCCAGGATTTAATGCTGGTACATTAACAAATTTAAAATTTAATGTTACATCTAGTAACGCCGATAAACTTGGAAACCAACCAGCTTCGAAATATTTAAGACAAGATACTGATAACATTATTGACGGACAATTAACAATTACCTCAAATAGAGGTTTGTTAGTTGGTGATGCACAGCAAGGACAATTTGTTGTTGTAGATGGTGATGTTGAGTTTCGTAACGATGCAGAAAATAAAAACATTTCTGTAAAAGTAAAACGAGGTGCTGCGGTTGATAGTGTTTTATCTGTAGACACAATTAATCAAACACTAAACATTTATAAAGATAATCCCGGCAGTGAAACATTCATTGGTGGAAATTTAGTAGTTGCTGGCGATTTTACAATTCAAGGCGATACTACAACAATTAATACTTCAACAATTAATGTTGAAGATAAAAATATTGAATTAGCAAAAACAGATACTCCAACAGACGCTTATGCAGATGGCGGCGGTATTATTTTAAAAGGCGCTAGCGATCATGAATTTTTATGGACACAGGCAAGCACAGCATGGAATAGTACCGAACATATAAATTTAGCCACAGGAAAAGCATTTAAGATTAACGGTGTTGAAGTTATTACAGCAACATCATTAGGTCCTGGAATTACTAGTATCCCTGGTGTTACATCTTTTGGTACACAAACTTTATTAACGGTTGGTCCAGAACTTCCGCCTGGTTCAGGTAATCCTCCAACACCTTACCTACGCCTTGAAGATAATAGAATTGCAACCGTTCAGACTAATCAGGATCTTGAATTAGCCCCAGACGGAACAGGAAATGTTAGTTTAATTAACTATCCTAGAATTACAGGATTGAACGATCCTATCGATCAACAAGATGCAGCAACAAAAGAATATGTTGATAATACAATAGAAACAAGAAGTTTAGTTTTTAGCATGGATATTTCAGATGCTATTTCTAATTCTGGTATTGCAGCATACTTAACGTTAGTTGCGCCACCGGCAGATTTTAGAGACGGCACGGTAGCACGAATTTTATGTACATCGTTATCAAACGGTTCATCAAGTTTAAACATTAATACATACTTAAATTCACTTCCAACAACTGAATTTATTACACCAGATGCTCCAAGTTCTTTAGTTCCAGGCGGAACAGCGTTTGGAGTTACAGGCGTTTCTTTTTCAACAGCAACGGTTCCTGCTCCTGTAGTGTCGGTATTTAGAATTGTAAAAACATTCCAGCTAGTTGCTGGCAACTGGACGTTTGTATCATAATGAATAAGGAGCGAAATTAAATGCCATACGTTATAAACCGATACAACGGTACACAATTAGTTGTCTTAGAAGACGGCACATTAGATACAACAACTAGTTTAGGTTTACTAGGTAGAAATTACTCCGGCTACGGTGAAGTTCAAAATGAAAACTTTCTATTTTTATTAGAAAATTTTGCAAATGGTGCTGCACCAATTAGACCTCTTAGCGGGCAATTATGGTACAATAGTACAACCAGCACTTTAAACATTTATGATGGTGCATCGTGGAAGTCGGCTTCAGCCGCTGATGTAAGCACATCAGAACCTCCAACAGGAACAGGTTCTTTTTGGTTCAATCCAGACACAAATCAACTTTTTGTGTATGACGGAGCAGAATGGAAATTAGTTGGCCCAGAAGCTGTTGACGGATTCCCTGGCACCAAAATGGAATCTACAACCTTATATGATACAAGTAATTTGGCCCATGCTGTAATTTTAATGAAAGTAAACAACATTGTTCAAGGTATTGTATCAAAGACATTTTTTACTATTCGTTCGTCAGATTCTATTTCTGGATTTTCAACTATAGTTCCAGGATTAAACATTTCTTCTCTAGTAGTTATTAAAGGAAATGTTGAAGGAAATTCAACAACTGCTTCTAGGTTGCAAACATCAAGAACAATTAATGGTGTAGTATTTGATGGCGGATCTGATGTAACAATTAAATCTGCAACCACTAACAAATTAATTAAAGGTACATATCTTACAGGTGCCGATTTTGATGGTAGCGTAACAAGAACATGGGCCGTTGATGCATCGTCAACTAATGATATTGGAAAAGTTGTTGCTAGAGATAGTTCTGGAAACTTCTCAGCAGGAACAATCACAGCTAATTTAATAGGAAATGTGGTAGGTAATGTTAGTGTTGCTACCGGATCAAGCTCATTTAATAGAGTAATTGCTAATGAATTTATTGGTGCATCGTTGTCTGGAAATGCATTTTCAGCCACACAATTAGAAACAACAAGAAAAATTAACGGCGTTAATTTTAACGGTACATCTGATATTACAATAACATCTGCGGCAAGCACGTTAACCGGTGATACATTAGCATCAAACGTAGTAACTTCATTTTTAACCAGCGTTGGAACATTAAATTCATTAGAAGTTAGTGATGCCGGTATTACACTTGGCAGCAACACTTTAAAATTATATTATGATGCTGATGTTACATTACCAGTAATCTCAGCAACTAGTTACGGTGAATTAGTTTTTAGAGTTAACGACACAAGCGTTCCGTCAGAATTAGCTGAAGTTTCGTTAGTATCCGGACAGGTTGCCGCTGGACTAGGAGCCGATACCAAAGCAATGCTTGCTCCAAGAGTAACTGGCGGTGCAAATTTAGGATCTAGTGCTTATAGATATAATAAAGTATATTCAAATTATATTAATGCACCAATAGTTAATACAGAAACAATTAATACAACAGCCGAAACAAACAGCGTAACCGTATCAAGTGACCTTATAATTCAAGGCAATTTAGTTGTAAACGGCATTACAACAACAATTAATTCAACTGATGTTATGGTCCATGACCTAACATTTACGGTTGCAAAAGACGTAGAAAGTCCTATCAATGCAGACGGTGCAGGATTTATAGTTGGTGGAGCAAATGCTAGATTAGTTTATAGCGCCACTGGAGATAAGTGGACTATTAATAAACGTTTAGATGCAGGAACTAACGATATTATTACCACTGGATTATTCCAAGGAACAGCTACTTCTGCTAGATATGCTGACTTAGCTGAAAATTACATTGCTGATGCGGCATACGAACCTGGTACCGTATTAGAATTTGGTGGTTCTGCAGAAGTTAGAATAGCTGAAGATGCAACTACTCGTGTAGCAGGAGTTGTATCTACAGATCCTGCTTATTTGATGAATTCTCATTGTACTGGGCAATATGTAGTTGCCCTAGCATTACAGGGTCGAGTTCCGTGTAAAGTACGAGGCAAAATTTCTAAGGGCGATATGCTAATCAGCGGTGGTAGCGGGTATGCAAGACCGTGTACAACCCCGCAAATTGGTACTATTATTGGTAAAGCCTTAGAAGATTTTGAAGGGATTGAGGGCATTATTGAAGTTGCTGTGGGCAGGATCTAAAAAAGGGTTCAGATAAATAATAATAGTTTATGGAGCAGGGTAATGGCATACCAAGTTGATAATTTTAACGGAACGTTTTTAGTATCTGTAGAAGATGGTACGATTGATACAACTACGGATTTACGTTTCGTAGGTAAGAACTACGCCGGTTATGGCGAAGTACAAAACGAGAATTTTTTACATCTTTTACAGAATTTTTCTAATACATCGGCTCCGCCCAAGGCAATCACCGGACAAATTTGGTATGATAGCTCTACTAAAAAGTTAAAATTTTACGACGGCTCTCGATTTAAAGTTGCCAGCGGTGCTGAAGTTAGCGCAAGTGCTCCAACTGGATTAGCTAAGGGTGATTTTTGGTTTGACGAAAGTGCAAATCAACTATACACATGGAGCGGAACAGAGTATGTTTTAATTGGACCAGCAGCCGCTCCGGAATTTGGTACTTCAGCAGCAGTAGGTCAAGTAGTACAAGACAACACCGGCGGCCCACAAACTATTGTTAAATTAGTTTCAGGTGGCGACACAATTGCTATTGCAAGTAAAACAGATTTTGTTTTAGGATCAGTTAATCCTATTACCGGATTTAGCAGAATTAAAAAGGGTATTACTTTAGTCAACACTGATAGTTTAACTGGAGTAACTACTGCATCATCGCAATATTACTTCTGGGGTACAGCAAGTAACTCGTTAAAATTAAACGGAATTGCAGCAGATCAGTTTTTAACCAAAGGTGATTTAAGATTTACAGAACAAATTGCTTTTCCTGATGCAGGAATTACCGTAGGCGATAGCGATGACTTACTAGTATTTGTTGAAACACAAGATCCTTTTTACAATGAAGTTGGTGGTAATCCGTTAAGAGACGAAGATCAAGTTGTTATTGAACAAGCTATTGCAGGACAACCAATTACTTTTAGAATTCGTGTAAACGAAACAACTAAATCAAACGTATTAAAAGTTAAATCTAGCGGAGTATATCCAGGCTCAGATGGTAATTTATATCTTGGATCAGCATCAAAACGTTGGGGACAAATTTATTCTACAGATATTTACGGTGCATTAACTGGTAACGTTACAGGAAATACAACAGGTACACACATCGGTGCAGTATATGCCAGTGACGAAACTGAAGCCTTTGACCCAGAAACTAAAACATTTTATGGAACATTAGGTACTCCAAGTCAGCGTAGTTTAGTTTACGGAGATTTAGTAGGTGAAGTAACAGGATCAGCCCAAACTGCAAGTAAATTGGGATCTTATAGTCCAAGTATTTCAACATCTCCTGATACCGTAGTAGTTAGAGATTCCGAAGGAAATATTTACGGTACAACCTTTCAAGGAACTGCTTTACTTGCAGACCGTTTAAAAATTGATAATTTAGCAGTTGATACAGATGCAACTTATAGAACAGCTAAAACTACAGCGGTTGCAAATTCAATTGCAGCACGTGATGGTAGCGGAAACTTATCAGCAGTTTTATTTGATGGTACAGCAACCGCAGCTCGATATGCTGACCTAGCAGAAAAATACTTAACAGATAAAGAATACGAGCCTGGCACGGTTGTTTCTGTTTGCGAACATGGCGACCACGAAGTAGAAGCCTGTCAGTGGGGACAACGTGCTATTGGTGTAGTAAGTACAAATCCAGCGTTTATGATGAATAAAGATCTAGAAGGCGGAACATATATTGCTCTTAAAGGTCGCGTTCCAGTTAAAGTAACAGGCGCAGTTAAAAAAGGACAACGCCTAATAGCAGGAAATGATGGAACAGCAGTAGCTGGAGTCCCACATGCAAATGATGTATTTGCTATTGCATTAGAAACAAACAACGAAACTTCTGTTAAATTAATAGAAGCGGTTATATTATAAGGATTAAAAATGGCAGGCGTTGGAACACAGATTCTTGCATCAGATTATAATAATATTCGAGACAAGATAATTGAGGTAATGGGTACCGGTGCCGGAACTTACGGGTACGGACAAGTAATTGCTAGCACAGCAGTAGTTCAAGAAAAAGTAACCAAAGCTCAGTGGGATTATCTTCGATTTGATATTGTTAACGCTAGATTACATCAAACTGGCACACTCCCAACAATTAGAGAAATTCAAACAACTGATCCAATACGTTACGATGCTGATCATCCAAATTATCAGTATAATACTATTGCTGAACAAGCAAGAACTGATAGATTTTCAATTGGAGCAGGACAATTTCATACATTAGCAGCAGGGGATGTTTCTAGATCCTCGGCATGGGCTAATAGCGTGTCGTCAAATGTAGTTGTTGATTTTGGAACGGTTGACCAGTGTAGGTTCTTTTTTAATTCTGGCGGAAAAATTCGATTATATTCTTCAAGAACTGGCGGATCCTCTACTGCTCAAAATGCTGCCTGGACTAGCCTACTTAGCGCAGTAGGTTCACGAGATTTTTCAGTAAGTTCGTCCGGAGTGTCTTTTTATCAATTGACAAATAGTTACCAAACATTCTATACATCTACATCGTCATCACCGTATGCATCAAATAGATATACAATTGATGTAAAGTGTAATGTTGCTGATAATTCTGGCGGAACAACTAATCAATTAACATTTAGAATTACTTGGCTTGATTCATATACTGATCCAAGTCCTGGAAATCCTCCTCCACCGGGCGATAGTGTTGACGGAACATTAACATTAACTATCGAAGAAATTAAAGCTTCGGGAACCCTGTTACCTTCTGGTTCTTTTACAATCACAAGTCCAACAAGTTATTCAATATCTGCAATTGCAGGCTCGTAATTGTTTAAATACCTAACGGAGGAATTTAATGGCGGCCTATGATTATATTAGCGTACCGGATTATAACAATATTAGAAATAAAATTTCTGGAGTAATGTCTACCGGGTCAGCCACACTTGGATACGGGCAGGCCTTACAATCTTCGTTGGTTGCAACTGGCGATGCTGTTACAAAGACACAATGGGATAATTTAAGATTTGATGTAGTTAATGCAATAGTGCATCAATCAGGTTCAGTTCCAACAATAACTACAATTAACGAAGGCGAATTACTTAGATATGCAGCTGATCAGCCAAATTATCAATATAGCACATTAGCATCGTTAGCAGAAACAAATCGTTTTGATTTAGGAACAGGTCAGTATGTTACTGAAGCAGGAACATCAAGATCTAACTCTGTTTCTTTTAGTGGCGAGGTAGCAAGTACCTGTACAATATCATTTACAAGTGCTGATCAAGCAAGATATTTTTTTAATTCTGGCGGAAAAATAAGATTTACTTCAGCATTTACTCAAGGTGCTTCTCCTACACAACAAGATAATTCTTGGAACACTACTTTATCTGCAACATCTGCAAGTCCTGCTGTGTTTGGGGGTAATTCTCCCGCAGTTAATTTTTATACTTTAACCAATTCTTATCAAACATTTTATCAACTTTCATCATCATCTCCATATTCATCTAATAGATGGCAAATAGATGTATTATGTAATATTGGTAATAATAATTCAGGCGGCGCAACATCTATAACTTTTAGATCTAGATGGATTGACGGATATACTGATCCCGGATTTCCTCCCCCTGGAGATGCAGTTAACGGAACAATGTCCTGGACCATAACCCATGTTAGAGCGTCCGGAGCTTTATATCCAAATTTAACACCTCAGAGTTTTAATGCTCCTTCTCCTGCTTATGCTGCACCTAGCACCATAGCATAATTTTTCACCCCATCTATACCCCACATAAATAATATACTCATATTATTAGGGAGTATGTATGGAATCTTTATTAACAAAAGCCTTAGAGTTTTCAAACTATAAGCAATCTCTAGCCATTCAACGCAAAGCGTTAAAAGAAAAAGTTGATGCAAAATTAACTTTTGGATTCAATGGCGGTATTTTTAAAATTAACAGAGAATTAATTAATTTTGTTCAATTTTTAATTGATCAAGATAGATCTACAGATGTAGTTCTTATCGACGCAAACGACAATCCTGTTTTAGTTAATGATTTGTCAAAATTCAAAGATGAAATTTTTGACAGATACTTTACAGCGACCAACGAATATTATCAAGAATACGAAGTGATTAAAAAAGCTCGTTCTGTAGAAGCATTGGTGGATCTATGAAAAAAGGCGGCCTAATTTTTGCTCATAATAGCAGAGAAGTTGACTATGCTTTATTGGCAGTGATTTCTGGTGGCCTTGCAAAAAAGAATCTTGAAATTCCGTTTACTTTAGTAACAGATGATGCTACAATTGAATGGATGAAGACTTCAAATATTTGGGATAAAGCAAATGACGTTTTTGAAAACATTATTTCTACCCCACGTCCAGAAACTCTGAACACAAGACGTTTAAATGACGGTAACGAATCGAAAACAATTCCTTTCATTAATGCCGATAGAGCATCGGTATGGGATCTAACACCATATGATAGAACACTTCTTCTAGATAGCGATTATTTGATTTTTTCTAACGCCCTGAATAATTATTGGGATATTGATGAAAGTATTTTAATATCAAAATCTATGAATGATATTAGAGGTGATCGAATTGGTTTCTTAGATAAACATGTATCTGAAACAGGAGTTCATTTGTTTTGGGCTACCGCTGTCATTTTTACAAAAAACGAGGAAAGCAAAACATTTTTTGAATATGTAAAACATATTCGAAACAACTACGAACAATACGGTGACATTTACAGATTTAATCCTCATCAGTATAGAAACGATATTTCTTTCAGCGTTGCAAAACATTTCTTAGAAGGTTTTACAACAGATACTTCAAATGCTTTACCGTCATTATTAACTACAACTGATAAAGATATGTTAGCCGATGTTAAGGGAAATAAATTATACTTCCTAATAAATGATCCTTTAAATCAAGAAGCATTTACAGCATGTTCTATTAATAATACCGATGTTCATGTAATGAATAAACAAAGCATTGTTAGAAATAAAGATAAATTGTTGGAGTTAATATGACATTTGGATATTTAATTGTAGTTGCCAAACACGAAACAATTGACTACACAAAATTAGCCTATTCTTTGGCATTAAGTATTAAAAATACACAGAAGTGGGGTTATAATAATGTAGCTTTAGTTACAGATGATGTTTCTGCTGTAGAACAATTAAAAAGTCCTTGGGTATTTGATAAAGTAATTCCTTGGAACAAAGAAAAGGGATGGGACGGTCGATCATGGATGGATCATTTAACACCTTGGGATAACACAATATGTTTAGATGCTGACATGTTGTTTACAAGAGATGTTAGTCATTGGGCAGAATATTTTATTAATAACTCAGAATTGTATGTAGCAAACAAAGCATTTACATACAGAGGAGAAGTTATTACAGGCGATTTTTATAGAAAAGCATTTGTAAAAAATAATTTGCCTAATTTATATTCTTTCTATACGTTCTTTAAGAAAGATAGCGAACTAGCAAAAGAATTTTTTACCTTAGCAAGACATATTATAAAAAATCCTAACGAATTTAAAAATACTTTCTTTCCAGATTTTAAACCTAAAGTAATTGGAACCGATGAAGCATTTGCATTATCATCTAAAATTTTAGATATTACTGATCAAATTGCATATGATTTAGATTTTCCTAAAATTGTTCACATGAAGCCAATGATTCAAAATTGGCCATGGCCGTCAGATAGATACACAGATCATGTAGGATTTTATTTCAATGTAAACAACGAACTTAAGATTGGAAATTATAGACAATATGATGTAGTTCATTATGTTGAAAAAGAATTGATTACAGATGAAATTATCAGCATACAGGAAGAGAAATTATGGCAGAAATAATAGACTTTGACGAATGGTTAGCAAATTATAAACCGCCAGAAGTAAAATTTTACGCTGCATTTGATCCTAATACAGGCGATGTAACAGGAGTGTATCCGTCACACGCTCTAACAGATCAAAAAAATGTTGTAGAAATTGATCAAGAAACAGCACAATTAATTAATGAAGGCGCATTAAAATTAAATTCGTGTTTTGTTGATATTAGCTCAGGCAAATTTGAAATTGCAGAAATAAGAAGTCTTATAAAGATAGACGATGTGCTCCATAGGATTGTTGATAAAAAATGGTCTGATGTAGAAGACCCCGATGTAATTGTTTCCTATGTAGAAGGAACAGACAAATTAGTTTTTGACCTTTCTCCTAAGTATAGAGAATTAAAAAGAAAGATTCACTGGGACGGAAGTACCGAGCTTTGTTTTTTTATTACAGAATATAACGATCCAAATATTGTTAGATTTATAGTAAAATTTAGTATCAGTGATTTAACAGAAAAACAAATTTCACTAACCGGTTTACCTTTAGAAGGTAGATTTAGTGTTTACACAAGAAGATTATTCCCCAAATACGTGATCGAGACAAAATGAAAGTTATTGAATTTGATGTTGTATTTTTAAGTTATGATGAACCTAATGCAGACTTGCATTATGCGGACCTGTGTAATAAAGTACCTTGGGCAAAACGTATTCACGGTGTTAAAGGTTCAGACCATGCACATAAAGCCGCAGCAGAAAGTAGTGACACTGATTGGTTTGTTACCGTCGATGCTGACAATATTGTAGATCCAAGATTTTTTAATCTCGATTTAAAAATGGATGATCCAAAGATACAGGTCTATGGATGGTGTGGCCGCAACGTTATCAATGGACTACGATATGGTAATGGTGGTTTAAAAATCTGGAAAAAAGATTTTGTTCTTAACATGAAAACACATGAAAATTCTGATAGCGATAGAGGACAAGTTGATTTTTGCTGGGAAGATGGATACAAAAACTTTCCTTTAAGTTTTAGTGATAGCATTATTACAGGAAGTCCATTTCAAGCATGGAGAGCAGGATTCCGTGAAGGTGTTAAAATGACGTTGCTCGACGGAGTCAAAGTTCCTCCGGCTGAAATACAAGAACGCATTTGGTGGCATAACATTCATAGACTGCGTATGTGGTCTACGGTAGGCGCTCACGAAGAAAACGGTCTATATGCTGTATACGGTGCTAGACTAGGAACATGGATGGCTAATTGCACAGACTGGAATTATATAGAAGTTAGAGATTTTGAAATTCTTAGAGGAATCTGGAATCAATATGGACGTCCCTACGAAGAAGTAAACGGTGAAGGATTAGTTGATGCAACAAAGGACCTAGGTGAAAAAATTAAAGTTGGTTTAGGTTTGCACTGGCCTTATTTAGATCCTAACCAAAGCAAGTACACACTAGATTTATATAATGAAACTATGAATTTAAACGATACTTATTTTAGAATGCCCGAAAATGTATGATATTTTTTATGTTTCAAAAAATTCCATTAACGACTATAACTGGAACTCAGTCAAGTCAAAATATCCCACAGCTAGAAAATTTGAAAACATAAATTCTTTTGATCAATTAAAAAAACAAGCATTTACTAAAATGTTTTGGGTTGTGTGGGACGACCTTACCTTATTAGACAATCTTAATTTAAACACATACAGAGCTACCCAGTGGGACGATATGTATGTTCATGTATTTAAAAATAGTGATCATTACGACGGAGTTTGTTTATTTCCTAAGTCAGTTACAATTTCTCAAAGAGAATTTGATAATCGGTTTTTTACAGATAAAAAAGAAATAGATATTGTTGCTAGTATTCCACTAGGATATGATAAATTTAATATTACAACTTACGATGATTATCTAAACGCTGTTGAACAATCAAGTACAGACATGTTTTGGGCAATTTGGCCTGATGTAAATGTCAAAGAAGATTTTAAATTTAATTATAAAGTTCCTAAGCATAATTCTAATATTGTTCATATTTTTAAAAATGGAGAATTTTTTGACGGCATTTGCTTATTTCCAAAAAATGTAAAAGTTTCTAAGAGAGAATTTTATCATAGATTTTTTGCAGAAAAAAAAGAAATAGATATTGTTGCTAGTATTCCAAAACAATACAACATCTATTCTCCTAAAACATTTGATGAGTATAAACAAATTACAGACGATATGTTTTGGATTGTGTGGCCTGAGGTAAAAATTATTAACAATGAAATTTTTGATTTATATTTTAGCCATCACAATACCTATGACAGAAGAGAAAATCATGTTTTTAAAAATTTGTGTAATTACGACGAATCTTACCTAAGCGGAATTTTGTTATGCAGCAAATTTAAACCTTTAACACAAGAAGAGTTTGATAAACAATATCCTACTGATAAAAAAGAATATAATATAATCGCTAGTAAATTTCAATATCCTATATATACAATCACATCTTACGAGCAATATTTAGATATATGTAAAACTGAATCTCAAAATATGTTTTGGTGTGTATGGCCAGAAATTAAAATATTAGATGATAAACTATTTGATTTGTATTTTGATCCAAATAGTGGGGCATTTGATTATGATAGAAAAGAAAATCATGTTTTTAAAAATTTATGTAACGACAAAGAATCTTTTCTAAACGGTGTAGTATTATTTTCTAAAGAAAAAATCATATCTAAAAAAGAATTTAATAGAAGATTTTTAATTGATAAAAAAGAACATAATTTTGTAGCAAGTCGTTATGCGTATCCTGTTTACAATATTGATACTTATGACGATTACAAACAAATTATAGACACCGAATCTCAACCTTTATTCTGGGCAATTTGGCCTGAAATAGAAATTATTGATTCTGAAATTTTTAATTTATATTTTGAACCTAATAATGGCGTATATGATTATGATAGAAATATCAATCATGTATTTCAGCATAAATTTAGAAACGAATTAACATATAACGGATTGATGTTAATGTCTACATCAACGCCAGTTAGTCCTAAAGAAATTGATTTTAGGTTTTTAATTAATAAAAAACAATATGAACAAGTTGTTTCTAAGCATAAAGACTATGATATAATATTTGTAAGTTATAACGAACCTAATGCTGAAGAAAATTATAATAAACTAATTAACAAATTTCCAAGAGCTAAACGAGTACATGGTGTTAAAGGTATTCATCAAGCGCATATAAAGGCAGCTGAACTTGCCACAACAGACATGTTCTGGGTTGTTGATGCCGATGCACATATAATAGATGATTTTAATTTTAATCATCAGGCAACGCGATACGAAAAAGATGTTGTTCATGTGTGGAGAAGTAAAAATCCAATAAATGATTTAATATATGGTTATGGTGGAGTAAAACTATTACCAAGAAAATTAACATTAGATATGGATGTAAATACAGCCGACATGACAACATCGATTAGTAAAAAATTTAAAGCAATGCCGGAAGTCAGTAATATATCTGCATTCAATACAGATCCTTTTAATACTTGGAAATCGGCATTTAGAGAATGTGTAAAACTTTCTAGTAGAACAATTGCTGGACAAGTTGATGAGGAAACACAAAAGAGATTAGACATATGGTGTTCTGTAGCAAAAGACAAATTTGCTAATGATGCACTTAGCGGTGCAATTGCAGGACGTAAGTACGGAGAAGAAAATAAAAACAATCCAGAAGCCCTTGCAAAAATTAATGATTTTGATTGGTTAAAAACACAATATGGAATTTAATAGAAATATAAAAGGTAATGAACTTAGAAAGATTGATGGAAAATATCAGTCTCGATATCTATTAGATGCAGAATTTGTTCATAAGGAATTAAACGAAGTAAGTCCAAGTTTTTGTTTGGCCAAATGGTTTAATGTTAGTATACACATTCCGTCTGGAAGAACACATAGTTGTTATCATCCTAGAAGTCATGCAATTCCATTAGATGAAGTAAAGATCGATGTTAGTGCATTGCATAATACAAAATATAAAAAATCTCAACGTGCATTGATGTTACAGGGTATACGACCTAAAGAATGCGAATTTTGTTGGCAAATTGAAGATAGCGGAAACCAACTAAGCGATCGAGCATATCGAAGCAAAGATGTATGGGAACCAGGGTTAATTGATGAAGCATTAGAGCTTGGTTACGAGGGAAATGCTAAACCAAGATATGTTGAAGTAAATTTTAATCAAGCATGTAATTTTAAATGTAGTTATTGTAGCCCTCATCTTAGCACAGCATGGTATGATGAAATTAAAAAAGAAGGCCCGTACCTTTTAACTGACCGTGTGCATAATGATATTCTATGGATTCAAAACGAATCACCAATCGACAATAGTCCTGAAAATCCTTATGTAAAAGCATTCTGGGAATGGCTTCCAGAAATTTATCCAACCTTACAAACATTCCGCATGACTGGCGGAGAACCGCTTATGGATAAAAATACCTTTAGGATGTTTGAATATGTAAAAAATAATCCTAAAAGTGATCTTCATTTAAGTATTACAAGTAATTGCTGTCCTCCAAAAGACCAATGGTCAAAATTTATGTCTAGTTTAAAAGAAATTACAGATGCAGAGGCTGTTGATCATTTTATGTTATTTTGTAGTTTAGATAGTTGGGGTAAGCAAGCAGAATATATACGTAATGGAATGGATTTTGAAATGTTAAAGGCAAACGTCACTGACTATCTTGCAAATAGTCAGAAACATTCACTTACTTTTATCATAACATTTAATGCTTTGAGTTATACTCGTATTGTTGAATATTTGCAGAACATTATTAAATTGAGAAGAAAATTTAGTAAACGTAGACAACTAATTTGGTTTGATATCCCTCCGCTCCATGATCCAGATTTTTTAAATCCCAAAGTAATGCCAGAAATGGTAACAGAACTTAAATTGGCATTAAAATATATGTTAGAAAATAAAGAAGGTCGTGGTAATCAGTTTATGGGATTTAGCGACTTTGAAGTGAGTAAAGTTCGAAGATTAATTGATTGGATTGAATCAGATACAGGATTTGACAAAGATAAAGCTATGAAAAATTTTTATGAATTTTTCTCAGAACACGATAGAAGACGAAATACAAATTTTTTAAATACATTTCCTGAACTAACAGATTTTTGGAATAGGTGTAAAGAATAATGGATGATAGAGTAAATTATATTAAAGGTGTTAGAGATCGTTTAAACAAAATAGGTCCAGGTTTTTGTGCAATGAAATGGTTGCATCAAACTTTGTATCTTCACACCGGTGATAACCATAGTTGTTACCATCCTCGTCCTCATCACATTCCATTAGATGAAATTAAAATAGATGCAAGTGCTTTACACAATACTAAATGGAAAAAACAACAACGTAAAAAAATGTTAGAAGGTGAAAGACCAGAAGAATGTTATTATTGTTGGAATATTGAAGACTTGCCGGGAGAGCATATAAGTGATCGAATGATTCATAGTTCTAGCGATTTTTCAGAACCTTACATAGAAAAATTAGCAGAATTACCATGGGACGCTCCGGTAAACCCACGCTATCTAGAAGTAAGTTTTGGTAACGGATGCAACTATCGCTGTGGTTATTGTTGCCCACAGGCTAGTACTATGTGGATGGAAGAGATCAAGAAACACGGTAATTATGATTTAACTTATAATCAATATGGTATTGAGTTTTTAAAAAATGGAACATATTATGGGCCTAAAGATGAAAACCCTTACATCGAAGCATTCTGGAAGTGGTGGCCAAGTTTACGTAATGATTTACATACTTTACGTATTACAGGCGGTGAACCATTAATGAATCCTGGTGCTATGCAGTTTTTTGATTTACTAGAAGATGAGCCAGCTCCCCATTTAGAGATTACACTTAATAGTAATCTTGGAGTAACTTTTGATCGAGTTGATCGATTAATAGCTCGAGTAAAAAGTTTAATAGAACAGAAAAAAATTAGAAAGTTTAGTTTCTTTACTAGCATTGATAGCTGGGGAGAACAAGCAGAATATATGCGTACAGGATTAAAATGTGATCACTGGGAACGCAATATGAAAGAAGTAATTAAAGCCGGTGCAACGGTAAATCTAATGTGTACTTATAACGTATTATGTGTAACTAATTTTCAAAAGTTATTACACAAAGTTATCGAATGGAGAAAAGAATACGGCAAGGAAGCTGTATCTTTTGATACACCATATTTAAAAGAACCGCCACACTGGATGATTAATATTTTGCCTGAAGAATTTATTAAACATCAAGAAGACACTTTAAAATTTATTGAAGATAATATGGATTGGTTTACAGGCGTCGAATACGAAAAGTTTAAACGTGTAACAGATTACATGAAAGAAAATCCAGTTAGCGATTTAAAAATTCTTCAAGGAAGAAGAGATTTTTATAGTTTCTTTTCTGAAAATGATAGAAGATTAGGAACTAATTTATTAGAGGTTTTTCCAGAGTATAGTAACTTTTATAACTTATGTAAAAACATTTACGAAAATTATGATAACAGAAACAAATAAAAATTCTTGGTGTGTTAATGCGTTCCATGGAATGAGCGCAAATAACAACGGAAGTTCTAAAATGTGTTGTATGATTATTGAAGAATACAACAGAATGAAAGAATTACAACCAATTTATTTTGTAGACAAAATGTCTATCGAACAAAATTTTAATAATCCTGTAGCAATACAAATTCGAAAAGATTTAGAAAACGGAATAAGAAATTATGCCTGCAAAAATTGTTGGGAAGAAGAAAATGCTGGACGTAAAAGTAAGCGTCTTCGAGATAATGAAATATATTTTAGATCGATAGAAAGGGGAGAAAAACCATTTACCGGTCTTGCTAAGTTTGAATTAAATCTAGGAAATAATTGTAACATAAAGTGTAGAACCTGTGCTCCTCAGATTAGTTCAACATGGATGAAAGAAGATTACGATCTGCATCATTCAAAAATTTCTTATAAAGAATATGCAGAAATGATGAGAGTGTTTCATCAGAGCTACGACGACGAAAGTGTTTTCTGGGAAGATTTAAAAAATAATTTAGTCAATATTAGACAATTTGATTTTTATGGCGGCGAACCGTTTTTAAGTAAAAAGATGTGGGAAATTCTAAGTATATGTGTTGACAAAGGATATGCTAAAGATATTGAATTGCATTATAATACTAACGGTACAACTTGGCCAGAAGATAAAATTTCTATGTTTAAACATTTTAAAGGTGTTAATTTATCTTTTAGTATTGACGGTATAGAAGAACAATTTGAATATATGAGATTTCCAGCAAAATGGAATGAAGTATTAGAAAATATGAATAAGGCAAAAGAGCTTGCTAATAGTTTAAAAACTCTTAAAATTAGTTGGTGCATTACTTTAAGTACACTGAACATATATGACTTACCTAAAACAATAAATTTTTATTACGATCATTTTTCTAGTTTTGGTTTTTATCTAAATTTAGTTCACGGACCCCGACATTATAATATTTCAACTCTCCCAACAGATATTAAAGAAAAAATTATTCAACATATTAATGATGTTGTGCCTAAGACGCAGAATCAAGCATGGATGTATCTAGATGGCATTTTAAATTTTATAAAAAACGGACACTACGAGCCTTCAAGTTTTACTTCTCTAAAGGAAGTAACAAAAAAACACGATCAATATCGAGGACAAGAATTTAATAAAGTTTTTCCTGACTATTCAAAAATTATAGGTATGTAAAAATGAGTTTTTGGAATTTTAATGAATTAATACAAGTACATATTGAACTTACAAATCATTGTAATGCTGCTTGTCCTATGTGCGTAAGATTTTATAATTCTTCAGAGTTAATTAGACCAGATTTAAATTTAAGTCAAATTTCTTTAGAAGATTTTAAAAAATGGTTCCCTCAAGAAGTATTAGATAGAGTTAAACTTTGGTTATTCTGTGGCGTTCATGGAGATCCGTGTATGGCTAAAGATTTTTATGAAATATGCGAGTACATCATTAATAATAGTCCTGGGGTCATAGCTGTGCATACAAATGGCGGCATGAGAAATCCTGAATGGTGGGCAAAATTAGGTAATCTTTTTGCAAAAGGAAAAGCATCAAATCAATATAGGCTTACTTTTTCCATTGACGGGTTAGAAGATACAAATCACATTTATCGAAGAAACGTTAAATGGGATAAACTTATAGCAAATGCACAAGCATTTATTGATGCGGGTGGGAGAGCTCTTTGGGACTTTTTAATTTTTAAACACAACGAGCATCAACTAGATACTGCAAAAAAATTATCTGAGGATATGGGATTTACTGAATTTGTTCCTAAAAAAGCATTAGGCGTTGATAATGGAACAGAATTAATATATATGGTAGCTCTTAATAAAGAAGGACAATTAGATTACTATATTGAAGCTCCTACAAATCCCAAAAATAGAAATTTAGAAAATCCAACAGGAATCCAACCTTTAAAATTTTATCCTTTTTCAAAAGATGATTATAATAAGATGAAAGAAAATTCAGAATTTAAAAATTCTTATTATAAAAGAACAGAAGAAATTGTTGATATAATAGCAAGTTCTAAATATGACGAACACGACTCGTGTAATATTAAGTGTAAATCGCATATTGATGATGGGTATAAACGTGGAAAAGAAATTTTTGTCGATAGTGCTGGTAACGTTATGCCTTGTTGTTATATTGGAACACATTTAAATGGAATTTATTCTGATCCTCCAAGTATGCAACTTGTTCGTAATTTAAATAATTATGGACCAGAAAAACTTAATTTAAATAACCATTCTTTAGAAGAAATTTTATCAGCGGAGCATTTAGATAGATTATATGCAGACACATGGGATAAAACAACAAAAGAAGGAAAACTTGTTTATTGTTCTAAAACCTGCGGAACATTTTCATCTATAGATAAAATTTTTACACATGAAATTGTTTTAAAAAATAGAAAAAAAAGATATTTAGAATCACAAAAACCAAATGAAAGTTGATGTATTATACTCCGGACAATTAAGATATGCTGAGGCATGTTCTCGACAAAAAGAATTTTTTAAAAATACTGAGTGTCGAAATGTTTTTAGTTTATTAGACATCGTACAAGATTCTCATGCAAAAATGGCATTACGATCTTCCTACATGTTTGATGCTGACAAAGATTTTCGATATGCTTTAAATTATATTACAGAACAATTGAATCCAGAGGTCACTGCTGTATATTCAAAATATCAAATTTCTGAATGGTTTCAAAATGCATATGGGGAAATAGATACCTATAAAGTCTATTATATTCAACACTTATATACATTCATCGAAGGATTAAAACAAACTAAAAATGATGTTGTTGTTTCAATAACAACAGATTTAATATTAGAAGGAGATTTAAATTCTTTTCTTATTGGAGTAGATTTAGAAACTCCTCAGGTTTATTGTCATTATAAAAATTTATTAATTCCGCATGTTATTATTTTAAACAATAAGGCAAGAGAAATAATTCTTAATAAAAGCAGTGAGTTTTTATCTACATTTTTTACAACAAATCCTCCAGAAACTTGGTTCAAGGCTGAAACACTTTGGGAAAAACTTTTTGAATATTGTGGAATAAAAATTAAAATATTAAAGACAATACATCAATGTAAGGTAAGACCCACAATGGTTATTACAGATTTAAAAAAATCTATTAATCAATTGAGTATTATGTTTGAAAATTGGAGAAAGTATAAAGATACCGCAAGTAAACAATCTAAATTTAAATTTGATAAAAAATTAATATCAAGGATTGTTGCTTATGGATGTAGTTATACAGCAGGAGATGAATTTTTAGATACTTTATATCGAGCCGATGCGGAAGAAATTAAAAAACGAAACATTAGAGAATGGTTTGATCTTAAAGTTAATTTTGATAAAAATTTAATTGCAACCATTAATGAAAAACAAAGAAATATGGCTTGGCCTGCAATCTTAGCAAATAGATTATCGATGTTAATTGATAATAGAGCTAAAGCAGGAAATTCATTAGCAAATATAGTTTGGCAAATTGAAAAAGATTTTGCCAACGGAGATATTACTGAAAAAGATTTAATAATTGTTGGATTAACATCATACGAAAGAAATATATATTTTTCACATAAAGAACCAGTTTCGGTTCTGATGCATATGAGAGAAAATTTTCCAAAACAATTTCAAAAGTATCAAGGACCAATTGCGGATTTTAATAATTCTATGTTTATGTATTATTTTTATTACTTGTGTCTTTCACGACTAATACAATTATCATCAAACCATTTAAAAGGAAGATTGTTAATTGTTCCGTGTATTAACGACGACAATTATAAAAATTTTGATCCTGTGTTAGAAAAATACTTTCAAACAGATATTTTAAATTTTAGAGATGAATGTTTAAACAGCGAGTATTTTATTACTGATAAAAATCTTTATGATTTTGTTGAACTGCAAGAGGATGATATTCATGCTGGTGGCCATCCAAAACAAATCGTGCATGAAAGATTTGTTGACCACTTACTAGAGATTTTTCCAACTAAAGAAATTTCTTAGTTTCGTCTGAAATGTCTTGTTTAAGACGTTCTACATCAACTTCAAAATCTATTTTTTTAATAGTGTCGTGATATTCTTGCATTGTTTCTAATAGCTTATCGGCAACTTCTTCTGCATCAGAAACAGACAATAACTCTGCAACTTCTATTTTCCAAACTCTGCCATTATCAAATTCTAATTTAATAGCATTAAGATAAGCGACCGGCATGGTGTTCATATACATATCCTCGAACACCTCCGGCCACTCTTTGATTAGATGCTTTGGTGGTTTAAAGAGACGCTTAGGCACTTGCTTCTTCTTTAGCCTTAGTAGTCTTTTTAACTGGTGGATCTAATTCATCTGCTTGTTTACGTAGTCTTGCAGCTTCTTTATACATAGCATCTGCTTGACTGCGATAACTTTTAGCAAGGTCTTTATCAGTTAATGCTTCTGTAGTTGATGCTTGTGCTCTTACTGGAGCAGGAACATCTGGATCTACATTAGGAACAGCTTCTGATTTTTGTTGTTTCTTTTTAAAATCTTGATCTCTTGCTGGTGCGCCGGAAACAAGATTTGATAATTCGTCAACGGTGCAATTTTTTTGTTCTGCGATAAGAACATTTAATTCAGACAACACAATATTGGTGCTAGACGTTGGAGTCATAATAACCATATCAGTTGCAACTTTTTGTAATCTTCCGTCTGCTTGCATAGCTTGAAGCATAGGACGACCATCTGGAAACAATCGAGTATGCATGATTTCGCCAAACTCATTTACCTCTTGCCCCTGGTCGCTTTCAAGCAATCCCATCAGAGCATCGTGATAGGAATCAGTTAAGTTTGCTGTTCCTACTACAAGAGCTGATCCTGAATCGCCCGGTATTGTTCTAAATACGGTGATTACTTTCGCTCCAGTATTTTTCATTCTTCCGATGTGCTTGATTTGTCTCATGATTATTGTTCCTTTTTGCT